GTTCTTGTGCATGTTTTTCCCATCCACAATCACAATACTGTTCACCATTTTCATCATACACTCTATAAAATGGATACATACTCATGTTAATTAAATTTGAATCCGTCAAAAGATTTTTTAAATACCTTCTCTTCAGGAGTATACTCCTCTTCCTGTCCACTGTCAACTATATCATCTTGAGCATTTTGTTCACAATCATATAATCTCATCTTTGCACGATCAATACCAACTACAAATCTCTTATTCATTGTAGGATCATTATATCTGTTCTTTAATTGTTTCACCATTATTTGATTTAACGGTTCCAAGTCCTCTGTAGATATGAGAGCGAACATAAGGTCAGCAGTAGCAGGAAGTCCAAAGGATTCTGAAGTGTCAGTAAGCTCAACATCGCTAGACCCATAACCAGAACGAGTAGTTTGAGTAGCACTAAAGATCGGTAAGTTAAATTCGACAGCAAGACCCCGAAGCTCTTCAGCAATCGCCTTAATGAATGAGTAAGAATTGACATTAGATCCAGCCTTATATCGTGAAGATGCACATATGTTCAAATAATCAATGAATATAATATCAGGTTTAAAAGATTTTTTCAATGTTAACTCATTAAGCAATGCTTTAAAGTGGCCTGAATGTGCAGATGCAGTTGGATATTCTTTGATAATTAAAGTACCTTGAGTTTTGTCTGAAATATTTGTTACCTTACTCTCGAACATTTGTCGAGGAAGATCTGTTATGTCTTGTATGTTGACATTAAGTAAATTAGCATCAATCCTTTCCGCAATCTTTTCCTCTGCCATTTCGAGAGTGATGTATAAGACGTTTTTACCTTGGAGTAAGACTGAGCTTGCCACATGACACATGAATAAAGACTTTCCAACACCTGTGCCAGCAAGAGCAATATTGAGAGTCTTATTCGGTATGCCTCCTTTTGTAATTTTGTTGAAGTATTCGAGATCAAATTCGATCTTATCTTCCTTCTTGTGGTATGATTCATACCTTTCTTCATAGTCTTGTAGATAGTCATGTCCTATATGATTATCAAATGAAACTGCAAGGGCATCTGAGAGAATAGAAGGTATGGCATCTCTTCCCTTCTCTTTTTCTTTACCATCTGCTATCTGGATCGAATCCATTAAAGCTAGGTATATAGCACGATCTCGACACCACTTTTCTGTGGTATCAATTAACCAATCAAATTCGGATGATTCATTTTTCAGACCAGTAACTAAATCTACAACATCTTTAAATGAATCATCAGTGATATCTGTTCTTCTTTCTATCTCGATACAAAGAGCTTCTTTCGTTACGAGTTGATTGTATTCACCAACAAACTTTAAGATTTCCTCAAAAACAATCTTTTGTTTTTGATCTTCAAAGTATTCTGATTTGATGAATGGAATAACTTTGCGTAAGTATTCCTCATTATATAAAAGATTTCTAAGAATTAGAAATTCAACTTTGTCCATAGCTAAATTCTTTTTGTGCTATTTCGTCAAGGGCTTGCATTACATCAGGAGTGAAATACTCCTCTGGATTAGCATAGATTTGTTTAGCATATATTTTCTTACCATTAATCTCATATCTACCTGCAACATTCTTCCACAGACCACCAAGTTCTCCTAGTTCTAAGAGACCATAATATCTGTCAAGACCACGATCATCGTAATATAAACGAATATCTACAGTTTTATTTTCTTTACTTAAACGTGACTTGTGAGTCTTCGCTTTGATAATATTTCCGATGACTTCTTTGCCATCTTTTTCTTTTTTCTTTCCGAGATATATGATTGTACTCGCTGCGTACTTGAGTCCAGAACCTCCCCCCATTTCTTTCGTTGGAACATAAGCTCCGATGACATCGTACGTATGATTTGTGACAATGAGTGGGACATTCGCTTGACCGAGTTTGAGAGTGAGCATTCTGAAAGCACCTTTCACAAGTTGAGATTTAGTCATGTCACGAACTTGCTTATCATCAAGTGCGTCTCTGATTTCTTTCTCTGTGGAAAGCATTCCTAAAGAGTCTAACACGAACATGCATGGTTTGCGATCTTCTGTGTTCGTCTTTAAATATATATCCACTGCCTTAAGTGCCTTGGTACGGAACTCCTCAATCGTTACCACGTTAACAACAACAGTACGATTTAAATCAAGTCCACGAGATTCTAAAAGTTTTTTATTTACCGCGGCCTCAGTATCAAAATACAATACGTAACCATCAGGGTTAGAATCAAGGAAGTTTTTAACCACAGCGAGGGAGAAAAAAGTTTTTCCAGTGCTTGACTCACCAGCAATTGCAGTAATCTTGTTGTTAGATACACCACCAAATATACTACCTGAAACGAGTCCGTTAAAAATGTACGAACCTGTATCCACAAATTTTTCAGTCGAATCAATATCGGATGCGAGTTGTGTGAAGTCATCTCCAATCTCTTTTACTATTTCTTTTAGGAAATCCATAATTAATTTTTAATGTTGTATTCGATAATAATAGCATCGGATGTTCTACCAGCACTGTTTAACCGATGAACTTTTGAAAACGTGCCGTTGAGTTGGCTTGCTATCACCTTTAACTCATCAATACACTTACTCTCATAATTTTTTTCTGATGTCATATTCCTAATAATTTACGTTGTCTTTCAAAGTATCCATGAAGAATCCATGAACTACTGTTTAGTTTGTCATCACCACCCACACCCCAAACAAATTCAACGCGAGGGTTGTCACCATACCTTTCAAATTCTGGTGTATTCATTTTACCACGATCTCCACCATTTGCAAAGACCACAGTTTGTGCGATGTCTAAACATTTTTCAATAGCACCACATGCAGAGCCAAATTCATCATCTTCCCAAGAAATAACAGCATCAACCATATCAAGATGACGGATAATCTCTGCACGTTCTTTCCAAGACAAAAAATATTGACCTTTCTTTTTAGTTAACCACTCCTCTGTATTAATTCCTACTACAAGATAATTAGAGAGATCTTTTGCTCTCTTAAAGTATGATATATGACCACTGTGAATAGGATCAAATCCACCAGTTACCAAACTCAATTTTTCAAAAAACATTAGATAGCAATCCCCCTTTCTTCACGTAAAATTTTCTTATAAGGCCCATCGGGATATAATTCTCTAACCTGTTTAACCTCTTTTAGTAAATGATACAATCTAGTATCACCTCCTAATGCAAGTGCATTAACTATTGTACTTAAATCTTTGTCGTCTATAGGTAATTCCATTAAGAAAAGAAAAGTTCTAGGTTTACAGTTTTTTCTACATTCCACCCAATAGCATCAAGGATGATTTTGAGTGGTTCCAAAAAGGCTTTTTCAAATTGTATGTCGTAATCAATATACTTATCAAGACCAATCTCATGTGGAAAATCCTGAATAAACGAAATAACATTCTCATGAATGATGTTAGGTTTTTTCAGGTAGCAGAATTTAATCTTTTCGCCATTTTGAATCAGAGAATACTTATTATCTAAGTTATGTTTTTTGACATAATGATTAAACAATAATGCACCCCGTATATGTATAGGAGTTCCTTTTGAGTATATTGTAGAGTGTGCCCGATACTTAACAACATCAGATGCAGAACGTGGAAATGAAATCTCCTCTGGAGGTAATGACTTAAATTTGTTACGAGACTTGTCAATAAAGTCGATTACATCTTCTTCAGTGCCATTCATCATTAGTTTAAGTGCATCTTTAATCATTGCCCTACATGGTGCTGGTGTAGAAGATTTAACTGCCTCTATACCCATCATCTTTAATTTAGGTTCTTCATATCGAACACCTTCACTATCCCATACATTTAGAATATATCTTTTCTTTGCAGTCCAGATACCACGGTCAGCAATATTCTCTCTCTTCATGAACATTTTTTGGTCGTATGCATTGACGTACCCTGCCAACGCTTCATAAGAACCTTCAATAAAAGGTTCAAATTCAGTTTCACACACCTTGTTAAGGAACCCAACAACGCCCTCATTAGTTTTCTCTCTGCCCTTGTATACAGCTTCAACCAAAGGGCCCACATGCAAGTAAATACTATCAGTATCAGAAGCAATAACATAATCTACATCCTCCGTTTTCAAAATCTTGTTCATCTTCTGGTTTATTTTGTTCTCTATCCAACGAATAGAAACCTGACCACTTAAGGTAATGGCTTCAGCATTAGCCAATTTGTAATATCGAAAATACTGATTCCCAATAGCACCATAAGCACTGTTAAGAGATATCTTTTTGGCCATCTGGATGTTATTGCATCTGGCAATTTCTTTAGTGAGTTTATTAGATGGTTTCTTTTCATAAGCCTGCTTTGCTTGTAACATCTTCTTCTTAAAGATGACTCTTTCACTGTACATCTTATCCATAAGTTCAGGAAGGAATCCTCGGACATCTTTCCTATATTGTGCTCCATTCGCACAAACTGCATAATCTCCATCAATCACCTCCTGTTCTTGGAGTAGTCTATCAACCGTAACAGTCGGATGTCTGGATTCACAGAGGGTCTCTGGGGAAATATTATATTGCATAATAAGATGAGGATACAGACTGTTAAGGTCAAAAGAGACCACCCAATCATAGCGTCCTGGTTTCGGTTCCTTGACATAAGCTCCAGCGTATTTCTCGCTTTTAGATGAACGATTTTTAGGAGGAATAACAATATTTCTCTTCTTTAAATAGTTATAGATTATGGTGTCCCACATCCGCACTTGATAGAACACGTCATTGTAATTAACTTTAGCATCATATGCCATAGTCAATGCAAGTTCAATCAGTTTCATCTTGTCTTCCAGACGGTCAACAAGTTCAACGTCAATGATATTATATTCTATAAACTTTTGCCATCCTTTAGTATAGAAATCTTTAAAGGTATCAAACTCTGAGTGATCAAGTTTTTGTTGACCAAGTTCTACCTTTGCGATGTAATCTAGTCGATATGATTCTTGTGCTTTGTAAGTGAACTTCTTATATAAATCAAGGTAATCTAATTGACAAACACCACCAACATCAAATGTTGTATGCTTTCTTCCATTAATAAAAACTTCACCCTCACTGCATAAGCCCCAAGGAGACATACGCTTCATTAATTTTTCACCGAGGACACGATTTAATCTTTTACAAATATAAGGTATATCATATAATTGTATATTCCATCCAGTTATTACATCAGGAACATCTTGCATCCAATACTGAATAAATGAAGTTAACAACGCATGTTCTGTGGAACAATGATGATATGTTACATCCTTCCTATTATTCTGAAAAGGTTTACTTCCCCAAGTAATGATCTGCTTAGTAGTATAGTCTTGGATTGTGATTGCCAATATCTCTTCCACGCACGATTCCACATCAGGGAACCCTTGCTCAGACGCAACCTCAATATCCAAAGTAATAAGTTTAATTTGGCTGATGTCAAACTTGATTTCATCATCTGGGTATTTTTCTGAGATATATTGATAAATGTATCTGTCATTCCCATATATTTCAAATCCCTCAACATCTTCGTATCTTTTATAGAAGTCACGACATTCTCGTACCGTGCCAGGATTAATTTCTTCAACTGCTTGTCCATCTAGTGTTTTGTATTTGGTTTTCTTCTTTGATTTAACGAATAGTGTTGGGAAAAATTCATCTCTATGTTCATATCGTTTTCCATTTTCAACTCCACGAACCAGAAATTGATTCCCAATCAATTGAACATTAGTATAGAACTTCATTTAATGATGTTTTCGTATTTCTCAAGTAAAGTTGGTTTGGGGTCAATAAGAGTTAAGATCTTATCTGATGATAGCATGAAAGTGTTTTGACTTGTAAGTTCGTGCAACCAAGGAGAAAGAGTTTCGTAATTGTCACTATGGCAAATACTAAATGGTTCAACTAATTTACAATCTGGCTCACCAATGTCAGCCATTACTTCTTCAATCTGTGATATTAAAACCTTTTGGTTTATTAGGATTATCACTTTGACTGGATTCTTTGTGTTTTCTGACATCTTTTAATACATCCTTTTGGTACATGGTGAGAACTTGAGATACTGGTGTTACCATAGTGACAACCCAGTCAGTTGGTATTGGCATTCTAGTTTCATTTGCTAGAGGTTGCCAAGGATACATGGATAATGAAAATTGTGTTTTATCAGGTTTATCAGGATTGACTTCATCCTCAGTCAATGGTGTGGTGTTTCTTAATTTAACAACCACAGGCATATCTAAGAAGTATCCAATAACTCGTTGAGGATTATCTATAGAGTCCTCCTCACCAGCCATCATCTCTGTTACATCAGCAACAACATCTTCACCAGATTTCAAAACCAATAATTTAATTGTCATTTGTATTTTCTACCTTCAATAATTTTAGCAAGAAAAAAGGGAACCGTCAAGGTTCCCCGATCCATCTCGAACTCATGTTTATTTATAACCAATTTTTACGAGCATGATGTTCTGGTACAATCTTACCTACAACAACTGTAAGTAACCCATCTTCAAAGTTAACTGATCTAACTTCAGTGTCATCAGAGATTGCCCATGATCTATTGAAAGATCTTTGTGCAAGGCCTTGATGAGCATATTTCTTATCTTCCTTATCTTCCTTTTGTCCCTCTACATTTAATTTACCATACTCAGTGTAAACCTTAACTTCATCTTTTTTAAATCCAGCAAGAGCAATCTCTAATCTAGATTCTACGTTGTTTACATGAACTATGTTGTAAGGGGGATAATTCTGCTGTGTTGATTCGTTCCAAAAACGATTCAAGTAATCATCTAATCCTATGCTGTTACGATTAATCTTCTCTATGAGTTCTGGAAGATTTTCAGCATGATACCTTTGAAGGTTAGTCATTTTCTTAGCTCCTTTTTAAGCGAGTTTTTATTAAGTGGATCCTTTCGGCATCCACTACTATTTAACCATATACACTTAAAAAAGTCAGTGTTGGATACCGTCTAATTAGATTCGGTTTCTTGGGTCTTCCCTTTTTTACCAATATTATATTTCTGTTCTAGGATCCAATCTCCTTTATCCTTATAAGAAAGAACTTTGATTTGATTCAAAGGTGCTATATCAATAACACTATCTTCCTTTACTATAGATATGAGACCCCAATCAGAAAGAAGACGAGTAATGCGATTCCTACGCTGAACGTCGTTAATAGTAAGGTTAGCGTGTTTCCCATCAAGTGCAAATAATTCTTTGAAATGCACTATATAATATCTTCCTTGCTTATGCAAGATGTGACAACTTTGATATAATTTTTTTTCTTTTCTTGATGCTACACCAATTCTTGTTAAGGTTTCTCTAACCTTTAAGAAATCATCTGGTTCATTTAGAACCACCTCTACCAT